AGCAAGCCTTAGCCTGCTGACTATGAATCACAGTTTGCGAGCATTGGAAAAACTCAGTTCAGGTTTTGACATTACCTACTTTATCACTGGCAATCATGACTTGTACTATCGTGACAAGCGTGATATCTACAGTTTTGAGTGGGCCAAGCACATTCCAAACTTGCATATCTGCAACGATTGGTTTGAGCAAGATGATGTTATACTGTGCCCGTGGCTGGTTGGTGATGATCACAAACGGATTAAAACTGCCAGTGCCAAGTATATGTTTGGACACTTTGAACTGCCACACTTTAAAATGAATGCCATGGTTGAAATGCCAGATCACGGTGAGATCAAAAGCGAACACTTTCAGCAGTATGGCGAAGTGTTTTCGGGACATTTTCATTTACGGCAGAAAAAGAACAACATCAACTATATTGGCAATGCTTTTCCGCACAACTTTAGTGATGCTGGTGATGATCAACGTGGCGTTATGATCATGGATTGGGACGGTACCAAGGAATATATCGCCTGGCCCAAGCAGCCACTTTACAGTGTTATGAACTTGAGTGATGTTATTGACTATGCTGATACCAAACTTAAACCCAATATGCATGTGCGTGTTAACTTGGATATTGAGATTTCATACGAAGAAGCAAACTATATCAAAGAACAGTTTATTACCAAGTACAATCTACGAGAAATGGCACTTATTCCAAACAAACGCAGTGCATTGGAAGAAGAAATGAACCCCGGTGATATCAAGTTTGAAAGTGTTGATCAAATTGTAACAGAACAGATCATCAACATTGATAGTGAGTTTTATGACAACAAACTATTGTTAGAAATATACAGGAGTCTTTAGTTGAGGGATCTACCCAAGTTTTTAATTTTTAGGTTTGCTCCAGGAGCTGGATTGTCATGAGTAATATAAGTCCTCTGTTAGAAAAACAACTTGCAACAAAGTTTACTTTACTAGACAACATAAGTTTGCTTGATTACTATCAAGACTGGGAAGCGTTTGCAAAAAGAGTTAGGCAAACACACAAGGAAGTATATGATTATAAAGATCGCTATCTAATTGATCATAGCGATACTGATTACTACTTGCCAGAATGTCCGTATGGTTTAATTGCTTTTAACTTAGTGCGAACCTGCTTGTATGAAGACATACCAATGAATACGTTGATTATTGTTACAAAATGGAAAGGCTTGCACAAAGAATTTGAATTACTGATTCCAGAACACATGCACAAACACAACTTTCCTACAATTATCGATCAATGTTTTACTGGTTTTAAAAACTCAAGGCTTGGGTTAAACCAACCCAAGGTTGAAAACAATGTATCAGATATCACAAAGCACGGTGTTTCAATGATGGGTGTACCAAGAATACATCGTAATATACTTTTTAGACTTATGAAAGAACACAACATGTTAGATGATTACGCAGTGAGCTACCAAGGTATCAAAAAATGATGCATCGTATATATACTTCTCCGCCAACATGCATCAATGAAGCATGGAACTTTGATTATAGTGTTGATAGTTCTCCAAGCGATTTCTACAAAGATATTCTTATTACAGGAAAACCCAATGAACATTTTGGTAACGACACTATTTTTTGTGATTTTTACAAGCACTTTGCAATAGACATTGTTACTGAAACAGTATATAACTACCCTTATCCATATATCACAGAAAAAACCATACGTCCAATAGTGCATGAAAAAATGTTTATACTTGTTGCTCCGCCACACACTTTGTCCATGCTACATGAATTTGGATTTCGTTCATTCCCAGATTTCATCAACGAAGATTACGACACCATTGAAGACTCTCACCAGAGGATAAAATTTATAATCAGCGAACTTGCTCGAATCAAAGAATTTTCCATTGACAAGATACAAAAAACTATGTTACAATACAAAGATACTTTGACACATAACCATGATCACTATTATTGGTTATGCAACAACGAAATCAAACAGGTTGTCGGCAAACTATGATTCAAATTAAAGACCTTACAGTTAAAAACTTTATGAGTGTAGGTAATTCTACACAGGCAATCAACTTTGATCGACAAGATCTCACATTGGTTCTAGGCGAAAACTTGGACCTTGGCGGCGACGGCAGTCGAAATGGCACTGGTAAGACCACTATTATCAATGCGCTAAGTTATGCACTGTATGGACAAGCACTTACGAACATTCGACGAGATAATCTAATAAACAAAACCAACAGCAAAGGCATGATGGTTAGTTTGGATTTCTGTGTTGGCGAACAGTGTTACAGGATCGAGCGCGGCAGAAGGCCAAATGTATTAAAGTTCTATATCAACGACAGCGAGCAGGAAGCAGACGATAACGCACAAGGTGACAGCAGAGAAACACAGGCAGCAATTGAAAAACTGTTGAGCATGAGTCACACCATGTTCAAACACTTAGTGGCACTGAACACATATACCGAACCGTTTTTAAGTCTCAAACAAAACGATCAGCGAGAAATAATCGAACAACTACTGGGCATTACCTTGCTCAGTGAACGTGCCGACAAAATCAAAGAACTGAACAAACAAACCAAAGATTCGATCAAAGAAGAAGAAATGTCAATTAGGGCATTGCAAAATGCCAACGACAAAATAGGTGAACAAGTTGAAGCACTCAAACGCAGACAAACACTATGGCTAAACAAAAAAGCAGAAGATATAGCCAAGTTTGAACGTGCTATTGAAGATCTAGCACATGTAGACATTGATAGTGAACTTGCTGCACATGCTGAACTGGTTAACTGGACTGCGATCAACAACGAGCAAACACAATTACAAAAAGACATTGCTGCACTGCAAGCACAGGTTAGCAGAGCCGAACGCGACTTTACTAGAACAAAAAAAGCAATGGAAAGTTTGGAAGATGGCACATGTAGCAGTTGTGGGCAAAGTGTTGATCACTTGGAAACACACAAGCAGCATATGATTGATGCACGAAAGGAACACCACGATGCCAATAATTTCCTTGGAGAACTACAAGAAGGAATTGAAACGCTTGAATCTGGAAAAACAGATGTCCCGGCAAAACCACGAACTTTCTATGACAGCATCTCTGATGCACACAATCATAGATCAACCTTATCAGCACTGGAACTACAACTACAAAATAAACAAGATGAAAGTGACCCTTACACCGATCAAATAGCAGACATGGAAACATCAGCAGTGCAAGAAGTTAGCTATGACAAACTGAATGATCTAACACGTTTGCAAGAACACCAAGACTTCTTGCTCAAGTTGCTAACAAACAAAGACAGTTTTGTGCGCAAACGCATCATTGACCAAAACCTTTCTTATCTCAATTCAAGATTGACACACTATCTAGATCGGATAGGGTTGCCGCACACTGTGATCTTCCAAAACGATCTCACAGTAGAGATTCAAGAACTGGGTAGAGATTTAGACTTTGACAACTTGTCAAGAGGAGAGCGCAACAGACTTATACTAAGTATGAGTTGGGCCTTCCGTGATGTGTGGGAAAGTTTGTATGGTGCAATCAACTTGTTGTTTATTGATGAGCTGGTTGATTCAGGTATGGACACGTCGGGTGTTGAGGCCAGTTTAGGGCTGCTTAAAAAGATGGCACGGGAACGCAACAAAAGTATTTGGCTTGTTTCGCATAAGGATGAGCTTGCAGGGCGTGTAAACAACCTGCTCAAAGTTGTCAAAGAAAACGGCTTTACCAGTTATAGCAACGATGTAGAAGTAGTATAAAAATGTTTAACCATATTCAAGAATATCAAATTGAAATAACTTCCTACTGCAATGCTGCCTGTCCTCAATGCCCAAGAAATATTTCTGGCGGTAAAGTCAATCCCTATCTACCCCTATGTCACCTAAGTAGAGAAGTTATTGATAAAGCGTTTACAACTAAACTGTGCAACCAATTAAAACAAATATTTTTCTGTGGTAGTTATGGAGATCCAATTGTACACCCAGACTTTTTGGATATCCTCAGAGATTTTCGCGGCAAAAATCCCACACTGTGGTTGTATATACATACCAATGCTGGTGTGCATGATACTGCCTGGTGGACCGAATTGGCCAAAATTATAAACGGATATGGAAAAATTGATTTTGGTATTGATGGCTTAGAAGATACAAATCATATGTATCGTCGAGGTGTTAAGTTTGATACTGCAATCAACAACGCCCATGCGTTTATACAAGCAGGTGGCAAAGCACAATGGAACTGGCTTGTCTTCAAGCATAACGAACATCAAATTGACCAGGCCCGTATGCTTAGTAGTATACTGGGTTTCGAAAAAATACTATTTCGAGGCACTGGAAGATTTCTCAATCATGAAACACTAGAAGAAAACGAAACATGGAATGTTGTTCCTCAAAAAGAACAACCATATCAACTTGAATTAACCACACTAGATGAGTATCGCAATGCCAGTATGCAACGTCTTGGCGAACTCAAACAAGAATACCCAAACATACGTGATTACTTTGACACAACTCCAATCAAATGCGATGCTTGTGTTGGCAATAAAGTAGCAATTACCAGCGAAGGATTGGTGTTGCCTTGTAATTTCTTTGAACACAATTTGCACGATGCACGTTTTCATGACAGAACAGTTGCACCAGGGTCAAATGATTTGCATTTCGTTGACGGTAAAAATCAAGTTAGTGAGTTTGTTGATCGTTACAGGGACGAACTCGATATACACAACAATACACTCGATCAAGTAATGCAAAGTGAGTTTTGGACCAAACTTGTTAACAGTTGGGACAAAACACTTGAAGAAGGCCGCATTTTTGAATGTGCATTTACTTGCGGACAGAAACTAACCAAAGTTTGGGATCAAAACAAATTGGAAAAGGGCACTTATCGTTACTATGTAACTGGAAATAATCGCGGGCTTGGACTTGCACTTAGTGAACATTTTGCTGCTGATGGCAGTAGCAGAACTACAGGATTGGATATTACCAAAGACATTGACAAGATTGTAGAGGACAGTTTGCATTTTGATGTGTTTATTAATAATGCATTTGACGGGCCGCCCGATACAGAATGGGCAAACTATGCACAAACAAATTTGTTAATGGCAGTATACAAACGTTGGAAAGAACTGGGAAAAACAGGATGGATTTTCAATATTGGCAGCGTTGGCGAGAAGTCAATTGTTGCTCCTGATCCAGAGTTTGAAACTTACCGAGTAAGCAAAGCTGCACTGTCACATGCAAGTAAACAGTGTACCCAAGCATTTAAACAAGGATTAGTTCCATTTAGAACTACACTGATTACTCCGGATAGACTGGATACTCCATTGACTCGCAGCAGAGACAACTGGACAGGCAACGCTGTAAACTGCAACGACATTATTACGTTTATTGAATGGTGTATCAACAATCAAGCAAACACTGTTGTTGAAGAAGTAACACTTTATGTGAACCTGGAGTATAAAGACAACTAAATTACAGTATGACATGGTATTACCAAGACAAAGAAGTAACTGACATTCCAGAGGGTGCAATTGGATTTGTGTATATGATTACCAATTTAACAGACAATCGCAAGTACATTGGCAAGAAATTGGCACAGTTCAAACGCAGTAGGAAACCACTTAAAGGCAGAAAAAACAAACG